TAATATTACCACTTCCATCAAAAGCAACTCCTCCAATTTTTCTTGAGGTTGTTAAAGTTGCTGCTGATCCTGTGGTATTTTGATTACCTTCAGTGTCTACACCTGGTAAGCTAATATCCTGACTTCCATTAAAAGCAACTCCTCCAATATTTCTTGATGTTTCTAATTTCGTGGCAGTATCTGCATTGCCTGTTAAATCTCCAACTATGTCTCCTTCTGCTGTTAGTTTTCCAACATGTACATTCGCATAACCACTTACACCAACATTTCCATCAATTGTTAATGTATTATTTGACGTATCATCTGTATAAATTGTTTTAAATTCATCTACACTTTCATCCCAAATAAATGCTATATTTTCACTAGTACCTCGTTCACCAATAAATCCTATATCAACAGATGGTGTACCTGTAACATTACCCGCTAAATATATAACGGAATCTTCTATACTAATTGTTTCAACATTTGCAGTTGTTTTTGTTCCAGTTACAATTAAGTTTCCTTCTATTATTGTATCCGCTTCAAATGTTGCGTTATCGTTTACAGTTATCTTTCCATCAATCGTCTTATCACCACTTGTTAACGCTGTGGCAGTAGTCGCATTTCCGCTTGTATCTTGATTACCTGTCGAATCTACACCAGGTAAGCTAATATTACCACTTCCATCAAAAGCAACTCCTCCAATTGTTCTTGCGGTTGTTAAAGTTGCTGCTGATCCTGTGGTATTTTGATTACCTTCGGTGTCTACACCTGGTAAGCTAATATCCTGACTTCCATTAAAAGCAACTCCTCCAATATTTCTTGAGGTTGTTAAAGTTGCTGCTGATCCTGTTGTATTTTGATTACCTTCGGTGTCTACACCTGGTAAGTTGATATGTCCACTCCCATCAAAAGCAACTCCACCGATATTTTTACTTGCTGCTAATTTTGTAGCTGTTGCCGCATTGCCTGCCAAATCTCCCACAATATCTGTAGCAAATGTTGCCGTACCTGATACACTTAATGTACTTGTTAATGTTGTTTCTTTTCCAACACTTAATGTACTTAATAATCTTTGTGGACTTGGTGATATTACTCTTCTTACTGTCCATCCAGATATCTTACACCAATAATCTCTATTTACACTTGCATTTGCTGTTGCAAAATTAAATAATGCCATTGGACTCCAATATTTAGAATTTACTTCAAATTTACCTCTATCTGTTGCATGAAATTCTGATATTATACCAGATACTTTAATCCAACTTGTTCCAGGATTACTACCCCATCCTGATGAACCACCATTTGTACTACACCAATAACCATGATTTCCTGTATCTGGATTACCTCCATGTGGTGTTGTATATATACCGGCATGATCATATTCTTCACTACCTAAATAAAATCCTAAACTTGTATCATTATGTTTAATATATACTTCTTGATAAAACATATCATCATAATCTGCACTATTATTACTATTCTTAATTTCTATTAATGGCAATCCATTTTTATATGAAGGCGTAGGATGATAACCAGTTATTTTAATACAATATCCTCCAGGTGCAGTATTATCTTCTTCCCAATCAATTGTTGTACATGTACTTGAATCTCTTGCACCTCTATCTGTATTTTGATCTACTCCAAAAAACTTTTCTAATTCTGTTTGACTCCATGTAGGATCTATACTAAATACAGTATCAGCATTTGTACCATGACTAATTGGAAAATATCCTTCTTCATGATGTTCAGCTTCTGTTGATGATGATGAAAATGATCTTGTATGCTTCTTTAATAAATCACCTGTTAATGTTATACTATTTCCAACACTTAATGTACTTTTTAATATTACTGCATTCCCAACACTTAATGTATTTTCTAATGTTGTAGCTTTTTTTACACTTAATTCATCTTCTACTAATAACTTTCCTGTATGTAAATTAGCATAATCTGTTATACTTACAGCACTTGAATCATCTGTTGTATGAGTAGTTGTAACTGTAGAAAATTCATCTGCACTTTCATCCCAAATTAATCCTATATTTGTATCATCTCCTCTTTCACCTATTATACCAATATCTATTGAAGCATTTCCTGTTTGATTATTTGCTAAATATAATATAGGATCTTCTACACTTACATTTGTTGAATTTACTGTTGTTGTTGTTCCACTTACAGATAAATCACCTACAACTGTTAATGCACCACCAACACTTAATGCATCCTTTACACGAAGATTCTCATTTATTTCTGTATTACCAGCTATACTTAATATCCCAGTATTATTAATTAACATTCTTTGTGTACCTGCCGTATAGAATTTAAGTTCATCATTATCAGTTGATCCATCTTCTGCACTTATATATGTATCTTGATCTATATCTTTAACTCCTCCTCCTCCTAAATCTCCCCAACTAGAACCATCATATCCTTCATATTGTGATAATGTAGTATTAAATCTTATAGCACCTTGAACAGCTCTTCTTTCTGCAGTTGTTCCTACTGGAATTTTTAATGAACCTTTATGTGCTATATCAACATTTGCGGATGGTGTAGTTGTGCCTATACCAATATCACCACCACCTTTTACAGTTAAATCACCTTCTATAACCATATTTTTACCAAGTAATATATTTCCTGATAAACTTAACTCTGTTGCATCAACATAAAAATTATTACCAGATGTTACTTTAAAATCATATCCATTTGCTGTTTCAAATTCTAAACTCGCGTTTGTAACATTTTTATACGTTGTCATAACTAATATATTATATTATTATATTATTATTCAATTATTATAAACCTATATTTAAAGAATTTATTATATATTATAGTATATAATGAATTCCTTACAAAATAATTATATTCTTTATTATCATTCATTGTATGATAAAAATTGGGATCTTGATTCATATCAAGTAATTGGGGAATTTAATACAGTTGATGATTTTTGGAAACTTCATAATCGTCTTCCAACATTAGTTTGTGGTTCATGGTATTTAATGAAAAATGAAATTAAACCATTATGGGAAGATAAAGAAAACATTAAAGGTGGTGGGTGGAGTTTTAAATTAACTAAAAAATTTATTAATTATTATTGGCTAGAATTTGTTATGGCATTTATTGGTCAATATATCACAAATGATACTAATGACTTTAAAGATATAAATGGGATTTCTTTATATCCTCGTAATAATACTATTACAATTAAAGTTTGGAATAAAAATTGTGCAAATAATACTTTCGACATTCTTAATAATAATATTCCAAATATAACTCCAGATAATTCCATTTATCGTGCAAACACTCAACGTTAATTTTCCATTTTCTTTAATAAAGCTTTTTTATCTTTTAATATTTTTTCTAATTCTTTTATTTCTTTCACTAATATTTCTTTTTTACTTGAATTTTCACAATTTTTAAATGTATGCCCAATCTTATTACATATTTCACACTTTTTATTATTTTTTTTATTTATATTTCGCCGATTATTATTATATTCGTCAAAATATAATTTAAACTCATCTCTTGTTATTTTTTTATCTATATACCAACACTTATTTTCATTATTCCACTTAAATCCTAACCCTTTTAATAACGCATTTGTATTAAATAATTTTCCATATACAATAGTTCCACCATCTTTATTTAATATCTCTATTTCATCAAATTCGTCCACCTTAATTCCTGTAGTTTTTAGTACATATGGACTAAAATCTGTCATTTTTAATTTATTTTATTATAATATTACGTTATTTAATTTCAATTTTAAAATAACTTTTTAATTTTATTTTAAAGTAGTAGTATTATATATTATATAATATGTTTGATATTGATGAAGATGGAAATAAATATGAAGGAAAAATTATAAATGGTAAAAAAAATGGTTTAGGTACATTAATATACAAAAATAATAGTCGTTATATTGGTCATTTTAAAGATAATTTACGTGATGGTTATGGCGTTTTAACATATTATAACAATAATAAATATAGCGGTAATTTTATTAAAGATAAAAAAAATGGATTTGGTAAATTTGAATTTAATGACAATAGTATTTATATCGGTCAATTTATTAATAACAAATTTAATGGATATGGTTCATTAACTAAATATAATAATTGGTATTACCATGGAGAATTTAAAGATAACCTTCTTCATGGTCAAGGTGTTTTAATTTTCCCAAATGGTATTATACGTACAGGTACTTGGAAACATGATAAAATGAACGGTTATGGATCAGAAAAATATACTAATGGTACAGAGTATAAAGGCATATGGAAGGATGATAAATATGATGGTTATGGTGTAGAAACATTATATAATGGAACTGTTCGTAGTGGTAAATGGAAAAATGGTAATTTTATTAAAAATTATACATCAGCTAAACGTAAAATAGACGAACTTAACAATATTAATCCAATTAATTCAAATAAACCTATAAAAAAAATAAAAGTTTCAAATAAGTGTGTATTTTGTAATTTCCATGTTAAAGAATATACAAATAGTAACCTATATAACTATTTTTGTAAACATGTTTGCTCTCTGTGTATTATTAAACATACCCATTGTAAAAAGTGTAATAAACTTTTATTAAATCCATATTTATAAAACTATTTAAAGTTTTATAAATAATAAAGTATAGTTATTTCATTATGAGCGAATTAAATATCACTTGTAATCAAGATATTAAGGAATATGAATTATTTGATAATATGGATTTAAAGATTAATTTATTAAAAGGTATTTTTTCTCATGGATTTGAAAAACCATCTCCTGTTCAAAAAAAAGCGATCGTTCCTATAATTAACGGAACTGAATGTATTGTTCATGCACAATCTGGCGTTGGTAAAACCGGCGTTTTCTCTATTGCTATGTTACAAGTTATTGATGAATCTATTAATGCTACACAAGGTATTATTATTGCACCTACAAGAGATTTAGCACAACAGATTAATTCTGTTATTTTAAGTATTGGTAAATGTCTTAAAATTTCTACAGCTGTTTGTATTGGTGGAACTAATATTAGTGATAATATTTCTTCTCTTGAAAAAAAACCTCACTTTATTATTGGAACTCCTGGTCGTATTATGGATATGATTGAACGTAATGTATTAGATACATCTTCTCTTAAAATTTTAACATTAGATGAAGCCGATGAATTATTAAGTAAAGGTTTTAAAGAACAAATTCGTAATATTGTTCGTCATTTACCTACTAATATTCATATCAATCTTTTTAGTGCTACTTTCCCACAAGAAGTTGTTGATCTTTCTAAATCTTTTATGAATAATCCTGTTGTTTTTAATGTTAAAAAAGAACAACTTACTTTAGAAGGTATTAAACAGTTTTATGTTACCGTTGATAAAGAAGAATGGAAACTTCATACATTAATTGACCTTTATAATACTATTTCTGTTAGTCAAGCTATTATTTTTGTTAATCGTAAAGAAAAATGTAACTATTTACTTGACGAATTAACCCAACGTAATTTTACTGTTTCGATTTTTAGTAGCGAATTATCTCAAAAAGAACGTTATAATTTAATAGAAAAATTTAAATCTGGTGCTACTCGTGTACTTATTACTACAGACGTTCTTTCACGTGGTATTGATGCACAACATGTTTCTATTGTTATTAATTACGATATCCCTAAAAATAATGATATTGATGTTTATTTACACCGTATAGGTCGTAGTGGTCGTTATGGTCGTAAAGGAACTGCTATTAATTTTGTCACTCCAGATGATGTATCTACTATTAAAAATATTATTTCTTTCTATTCAACACAAATTGAAGAATTACCTGCAAACATCGCAGAAATTATTTAAAATTTTATTATTATATTATATTATAACATTATGCCATTACATTCTAATGTACCACGGTATGCACGCTCACATCGTCCACGTTTGTCATATAATAAAAACCATATAGAACAATCTACAGAAACCCTTTTTGTACCTGAAGTTTCATCTGAAACTGTACCTGATGTTGTACCTGAAGTTGTATCTGAAGCTGTACCTGAAGATATAATAGAAACTGTACCAGAAGATATACAAGAATCTACACCAGAAACTGAATCTGAAAATGTACCAGAAGATGTACCAGAAATTATAAATAATAACGAATAATTAATAAAAAATGTATAATGATATTTTAAATAAATTTATATATTAATAAATAAATATTAATATATATTAATAAAGATATGCCATTAAGAAATTTAAATCGTAAATCACAGAAACGTGCACGATCAACATCTCGTGAACCTAATAAAGAAAATAATACAAATAATAATGAAAATAATACCATTTCAACAACACCAGTTATTACAGAAAATACAGAAACTTCTATAAAAAAATCACCTGTTACAAATACTTTAAATTCTAATAAAAATGCAATAATAAATAATATTAATTTTAAAAATGGTGATCATATTAAAGTTGATAATAAAGAAGGTATTATTATGAGTACTAAAAGATTAGGTTGTAATGCAATTACTATTAAATATAATGATAATAGTAACCAGGTTTTTTTTGGAAAAAATCGTAATAAAATTATTAAATTATAAAATTGAAAATTAATTTAAATTTACTTATTTAAATTAGTTATGAATTTACTACATCTTCGATTTACTTTTTTCTTTCTTTTTTTATTTACAGTTTACTCTTATTTATTTAAATATAATGATCATAAATGTATCATTATATTAGGTTCTGAAAATAAAACTGAACTTACACAACGACTTTTTAAAGGCATTGAATTATATTATAATTTAAATAATAACGAATTTCCAGTTAAATTTTTAGTTTCTGGTAAAGGTAAAGATTATTCTAATGATTCTGAAGCCTTATTTATGAAAAAATTCCTTATTAAAAATAATATTCCACGTGAAAGTATTATTGTTGAAAATAATTCCACAAATACAGTTGAAAATATCTATTTAATTAACAAGATTTTAAGTAATAATTTTATTTATGATAAATTGTTTATTATAACACATGATTTCCATGTTGATGGTGGCCGTTTAAATTATATTATTCACGAAATTAATAAGATTCAAAAGACTAATTATAAATTTGAATTTGTTAAAGTTAATACAAAAAATCGTTCACATTATAGCTATCATATCTTCCTTGAAAAAAAAATTTTATTAAATAGTTCTGTACACGATATTATTAACTTAAAATTGAAATATAATATTTAAATAAATAGTAATTATTAAGAGTATAATATTATGAACATTTAAAACTTTACTGTATTATAAATATATTGTATATATTGTATATTAATTGTATATTAATTATATTTACATATAATATGACAGTTATGTCTTCTTGTAATATTGATAAATTAGTTAATAATTTTAAATATTTAAATATCAATAATAATAATAATAATATAAAAATCAATAATAATATCAACTTTTCTCCTTTTACATCTCCTAAATTAAAATTTAATAAGATTATTAAAAATAATCGTCCTACATTTTTTATTTCTCAACATTATGAATGCCGTGCTTCCGGTGTCCTTTTTTATAAAATAGTTAAAGATATCCCATACTTTTTACTTGTAAATGAATATGATAAATGGGGTGATATTGGCGGTAAAACTGATATAGATGATAGAAATATTTTAGATACTGCTTGCCGGGAAGTTACTGAAGAAACTAATGCTGTTTTTGGAAATAATCTCCGACGAGTTCATGACATCGATACATATAACGAATGTTATGAATATGCTTACTGGCGAACAAAAGATCTTGTTAAAACAAATTTAACTCATCAAATATATATTCCATCAAGTAAATATCTAATTTATTGTGTAAAACTTGATCCTTCTTTATGTCCATACGCTAAAGAATTTGATGTTAAAGAATTACAAAATGATAATGTACGTTACTTTGAGTGGGTTTCATGTAATAAATTTAAAAAACTTATTTATAATCAAAAGACAAATTTTAGAATAAATAAAAAAATTATACTTAATTATTTACATACCTATATGACATAAACCTTAAATTTGTCCGTCGATTTTTATTTTTCTTACTTAAAATTTTATTACTAAAGTATAATAAAATTTTACGATTATTAACCTATTTTTTAATATTAGTTTTAATAAATGAGTTTAAAAAAATTTCAATTAAAATTAGAATATTACTATATGGAATATAATGAAACATTAGAACTCCAAAAAGATTATCAATATATTTTTAATAAAGAATTCAAAGATGAATTACAACATTGTTATGATAAATTAAATGATTCTAATAATGATTCTGCAGATAGTTCAACTTTTAATCAAGATAATGATGAAAATAGCGATGATAATGATGATAAAAATAATGAAAATAATAATAAACGCAATAATTCAAATAAAAAAAAAAATAGTACGATTACTAAAATTTTTAGGAAATTATCTAAAATTTATCATCCAGATTTAAATGAAGAAAATTTGGAAATATATAACAAAATAAAAACTGCATATGATCAAGATGATATTATTCTTCTTATTATGTATGCTATTAAAAATAATATTAAAATAGATGATATTGATATGGATATTTCTGAAGCTATTGATACTAAAATTTCTGAATTAGAAACTGAAATTGATACTATAAAAAAAACTGCTGCATGGCTTTGGTGTACTGAAAAAAATGATGAACGTAAAAAATTATTAAAAGATTATTTTTATAATAAATGGGGATATAATCAATCCGAAAATTCTACTGATAATACATAATTATTAAAAAATTAATATATTAATTTATTATATAATAATGACTAATATACAAAATATAATAAAGAATATTATACGTGATATAATCAATAAGTATAAAATAACTTTTTTTATAAACTTATTTATTATTGTAGTTATATATTTAATACTTTTAAAAAAACCTAACAGAATTGATAATTCTAAATTACCACATGTAGATGACAAAACTAATTAAATATTTATATAAAATATATATATTATATTAATAAATTAATAAACTAATTTATTAATTTCTACCCAACTCATATTACTATAATCAATACTATTCCTTGTTTTCTCTATTTTATTATTTTCATTATTAATTTCATTATTAATTTTATCATTAATTTTTAATTTGGGAAAATCTATTAAATTAATAACACTTTTTTTATCTACTTTTTTCTTTTTCCCTTTTCCTCCCCTCTTTTTTTCTTTATGTTTTGGACATTTCCAATCAACATGCCCTTTTGTATTACATAATCTACATACTATTAATGGACAATTATCTATTAGATGATTCTCATCTTTACAATATTTACAAACCATTATTATTTTAATATTTATTATTATTTATTATTATTTATATAATAATTTACGTAATTTATTCATTTGAAAATCTGTTATTATTTCATTTTTATTATTTACCAAATTATCAAATTTTTCTCCTAATACTCTCTTCATTATAAAATATATACTATACATCCCACATTCTGAATTTTTTTTTTGATGTTGAACTTTATTATATCTTATTTTAAATTTAATTCCATCTTTTTCTCCTAATTGTTTTATATATTGAATATAATTTAATATATCATTTGGTATATCTTTTATATTTTTATGCTCTTCTGCTGAATCAAAATAATCTATTGTATTATCCTTTAAATCTATAAACATTGATACCCAATGACTACCAGATTCATTATGCTTATCTAAATTAAATACAATACCTATATATTTTATCCCTTTTTTTTTTAAATTACTTATATCTATATTTATTGATTCATTTATTAATTTATTTTTACACCAGTCTTTATTTTTTATTGTACATTTATATGTATCTATTGGTATTGGTCCTTTAAAAATAAATTCATCTTTAAAAATAATTTCTAATTGTTTAATTATATTTCTTATATCTATTGTTGATAACCATGCATCATCTATAATCTCGCCTGTTTCTTTATCTACTTTAAATGGTTTCCCTTTTGGTTTATTTGGTTTAAATGCTAATTTTAACATGTTTTCTACTATTTCTTTATCTCCTATTATATCTATTAATTTTTTATAACATTTATTCGTTTCTTTATCCCGCTTTATACATGTTTTTAACCAACACCATTCTTCATTACATTTATCCCATTTTTTGGGGTCTTCTAATAATTTTAATGTATTATCGATAATATCCCATAATTCTTTTTTTGTTCCTGTTTTTTTTAAATATAATTTATATTCTTTATTAAGTGAATTTATTATTTCTATTAATTCTTTTTTTTTTAAACATGATACTCCATCATAATTTAATGAACGTATAAATGAACATTTATTTAACGCTGTCATTATCTATTATTTATATATAATATAATTAAATTATTCTAATATTTAATTAATGTAATATTTAATTATATTACATTAATTTATTCTATTAAATTACTCAAATATTTAACTCTCTTTTTAAAATTATCCATAGGAAAATGCATCATAAATGGAAATATTAATCCAGATGCTTGTACACTTCTTGGTGATAATTTCATTGTTTTTGATAATATTGTTGTAATTATTATACTACTATAATAGCGTAATATAACAACTGCACTTATTTGTAATATTAATTCTATTAATATTTCATTTTTGTTATCACCTTCTACATATTCTGGAAATATTACATTATCTACTATATTTCCTAATGTATATGCAAATACTGACATCATTACGGATGATATCATAAAATTACTTATATTTATTTTAGGTAAATCCATCTTTTTTATTATATAATAAGATAATAAATTAATATGGAAAAAAATTTTATTTTTTTAGAAATTCAACACGCTCTTGATATTAGACGCAATAATACTAATAATACTAATAATACTAATAATACAACAAGTAATATTGCATTAAATCTTCAATTATATAATAATATGATTGATTCATTTGATTTATTACGTGAACACATTATTTTTAATAATTTTTCAATTGATAATATTATTGATAAATTAAATCATTTTAAATGGAATAATAAATATATTTATTTAAACGATACATGTTATATTTGTATGGATAATTTTACTAATAATGATGATTGTGTTAAATTAAAATGTGATCATATTTATCACCTTAATTGTATTAAAAAATGGATAGAACGATCTCATAATTCTAAATGTATTATTTGTAAAACTTAATTTTTAAATATAAAATTGAAATATATATTTAAAAACTAATTTAGTATTATACTTTAACATAATGGATATTATTTCATATAAACTTAATAATTTAAATTTAAATAGTGATAAAATTGAAATATGTATTTTACCATTAATATTATATGAACCTTCTAATAATAATTTATCCACAAGATATAAAACAATTTATTCTGATATTTATCTTAAAAATAACTCTTTAAAATCAACTTATATTAAAAACTTTAATTTAAATCAAAATTATATTGAAATTTACCGTAAACACTGTAATATACCATCTAAATCTATTAAGTATTCTACTTTTATAAAATTAAATAAAAATTTATATATTATTGTATATATAATTTATCCTGAAAAAAAATATACTATTGAATTTAATAGATCTAAAAAATTATCTACTAAACAATACGAGTGGCGGTTTTTCTTTAACTTCTTTACTGATAATATTCCGATTACAGAGTGCACTCTTAATTCTGTTCAACAAGACTTTAATCTTATTCATACCTTTACTATTAGTGATTTATTTCATATTTTATATTCTATTAATAATAATATATTTGATATTAATAATGGCTGATTCTATCTCTAATGAAGTTAATTTAATATTTAAAAAACTTGAAACATTAACAAACCCTGAATTATTTAAAAATACTACATCCAATAATGTTTCTATTCCTATTGAAGAACAAAAAACTTCTTATCAATATAATAAACTTGTCTCTCAAAATACAAAAATGAATAAGTTTAATGGTATTGATATATCTAAAAAAAAAGATATTGATAATGCTGATATTGATAAGCTTATTTCTAAATATAATAATTAATTTATCTATATAAATAATAATTATTTATATAAATATAATGACTCATTATTACGAATTCGATCAATTTATTAATAATTTATTCGACAATACCCAAATATCTGATGATGAAATCCCTTTAATCATTGATATTTGCTATGATACTATTACAAGTAACTATAACGATACCGTTATTATAAAACAACTTTTATCTTATATGTATTTTAAGATATTTAATAATAACTATTCTATTGATAATATTATCAATCTTAATTCAGTCTCTATCTCTAAAAATATTATTGATACTGATATTGATAATAACAATTGTATTAAATGTAATACTAAAAAAGATGATATTTTATCATCAATTTGCTCTAATTGTACTTTCCTATTCAAATACACCAATCTTTATAAATTAGTTGATACAAGTATTGTTGATCCTATTAAAAAAAATCATATTTTATCATTATTAAACGATGTACCTTTACGTTCTATTGATGAATTTAGAGAAATAACTGATAATCTAAAAAAAATTCCTCAACCCGAGCAACGTTCTCAAGCTTGGTTTGATATGCGTTATCGTATGCTCACTGCAAGTGATGCTGGTACTATTACTGGTGTTAACCCTTATAAAACTCTTTCTGAATTAATACATGAAAAATGCGGTCAAGGTAAACCGTTTAAAGGTAATAGTATTACTGAATGGGGTGTCAAATACGAACCATGTGCTACTTCTATATATGAAGTCCGTAAAAATTGTACTGTTGTTGAATATGGATTAATTCCTCATCCTATTCTTAATAATATAGGTGCATCTCCTGATGGTATTACAGATGACGGTGTAATGCTTGAAATTAAATGTCCGCCTTCTCGTAAAATCACTGGTATTCCTCCTATTTATTATGTTGCTCAAATGCAGATGCAACTTGAAGTTTGTAATCTTGATATTTGTGACTTTATGGAATGTAAATTTATTGAATATTTTACAGAAGATGATTTCTTAAGTGATATTAGTGAAAAACCAGGATTTACAGAGGATAACTATGAAAAAGGTATCGTAGTTTCAGCAGTTAATATTAATGATAATAAACTCCATTATTTCTATTCATTAATTTGTATTAAAGACCAATATAAGGTAGAATGGGCTAAATCAGAAATAGATCGCCTTGATAATGATTCTAACTTCAAGGATTCGCATATTACCTATTGGCGTTTATCTCAACTCTCTATTGTTCAAGTTCATCGTGACAAAGAATGGTTCGCGAATAACTATATCAAAATGAATAACTTTTGGAACGATGTTGTATATGCTCGTGAAAATGGTATTCAAGATAAATATAAAAAACGCACTATTTCTCCACGTAAAAAAAAACCAGTTATTCTTGAAATAGAATTAGATTCTGATTCTGATTAATAATAAGTATATCTTATTATTAATTTTTACTATACATTGTATTAAATTGATTGTTTACTCTTATAAATGTAGCACATTTTGACATGTGTTTTATATTTTTTGATCCTATATATGTACATGTACTCCTTAATCCTCCTAATATATCTTCTAATTGCGTCGATACTGATGTATCTTTATATGGTATTTTAATTGTTCTACCTTCGCTTGTTCTATATTTGTATACTTTTTTATAGTATTTATTTTGTGCTGTATCTGAACTCATCCCGTATATAATTTTATATTTTTTACCATCTTCTTCTATTACATCTCCTCCTGTCTCATGATATCCTGCTAACATACTTCCTAACATTACAAAATCCGCTCCTGCTGCAAATGCTTTACTTACATCCCCTGGGCAAGTACATCCTCCATCTGATATAATATGTCCACCGAGTCCATGTGCGGCATCTGCACATTCCTCAATTGCACTTAATTGTGGACATCCAACACCTGTTTTTATCCTTGTTATACATAACGCACCACTTCCTATTCCTACTTTCACTATATCTGCTCCACTTAATATTAACTGTTCTGTCATCTCTTTTGTTACTACATTCCCCGCTATTATTATCTTATCAGGATACTTACTCCTTATTTCTTTTATGAATTCTACAAAATACTCACAATATCCATTTGCTACATCTATACATATAAACTTTGAGTTTACTTTCGCTAAATATTTATCACTATGTTTTATTCCTATTGATGGTATTACAAATTCATTATTTATACTATCATCTATATCTTCTTCCTTATAAAACTTATGTAAACATGTTAACATCTCCATTTTACTTAATGTGTTATTCATTTCTAATGTTCCTGTTGAATCTAAATTACTTGCTATTATTGGTATCCCTTCCCATTCATTGTTAGCATATTTAAACTGGAATTTTCTTTTTAAAATTACATCTTTTCTACTTTGCAAACTACTCCTTTTTGGTTTTAATAATACATCACTAAAATCTAATTTAATATCAGTTTCTATATGCATATCTCTATTCTTTCTTACTTATTTTATTTTGTTTTTTTTAACGTAAAATTTTTATCTAATGATTTACTTCTTTCTTTTACTACCTTTACTTTTCCGGGTCGTGATAATGATCTTACAGTTCTTCTTACATTATTTGAATATAATTTCTCATTCTGTTTCTCATTTGAAACATTCTTTACTGGATTAAATATTATAAAACTACATTCAAGATCACTATTCACAAACATTACTGCCCCTTTATTATCATTCGTATTACAATACTTCGGTGCTGAAAATATTGTTACTAATTTATTATTAAACATAAACTTGTATCCTTCATCTACTACTTCATGTGCTCTACAGATCAATTCTAAATTATTGTCTGCCATAAATTTGTCTACTACATTCTTTCCAAATATATGACCAATTCCTCTATCCTTATTAGGTTTATATCCTTCTACTTTATTCTCTGGATCATTCCAGACAATATCTGTTACTAAACTATTTTTATCCTCTATTTTATATGGTTTCTTTACTGTATTTAACCCATTTACTTTATTTAATCTTGGTGATAATCCTCCATGTATACAAAATATCTTATTATCTATTAATGCTCCTAACGATAAATATTCAAATGTTTTTATAAAATTCGCCCATGTTTTATAATTATATTTTTTGATACATTCTCTCTTAAATCCATACGATTCATTAAGCCAATCAGATTCATGATTCCCTCTTATTATATAAATATTTTCTGGGTATTTTATTTTAAGTGCCAATAACAAACTATATGTTTCTACACTATATATACCTCTGTCTACATAATCTCCTAAAAATAGATAGCGTTTTTTAGGAGGCATTCCTATATGGTTAAATATTTTTATTAAATCATAGTATTGCCCATGAATATCTCCAGCTATATAAATATCTCCATTTAATTTTAATAATGTTGATTCTTTATTCAATAGCTTAATACTTTCATCACATAAATATTTAATATCTGATTCTTTTAATTTATCTACTGGTCTTTTGTTTTTTAAGATCAATAAATTAAAAATAATACTATCTATTTTTTTAATATTTTTGTTATTTAAATTCATAACTATTATTATTAGTATATATTTTTATTTTATATTTAAATTTATTCTAAAAATTAATTTTTTTTATTTTATAAATTTAGTAATTTTTTTATTTATTTTTTAATATATATAGGCTAAATTTATATTTTTTCTTTTTTTTTATCTTAAAAAAAAAATATTTATTTATAATATTACAATGAGAGTTATAAAACGTTCAAATATTTTGCAAAATGTTTCTTTTGATAAAATTACAGCACGTATTCAATATATGTGTAAACAAGCCCAATTAGATTTAGATGCTTCTATTATTGCACAAAAGGTTTGTGCTCGTATATATGACGGTATTAAAACAAGTGAAATTGATGAACTCACCGGTCAAATTTGCACTACTTTAGTTACTGAAAATATTCAATATGGTAAATTAGCCGCATATATTATCGTTTCTAATAATCATAAAAATACTTCTCCTAGTTTTAGTGAAACTATGACCATTTTATATAACAATTGTAATTGCTTTCCTGATAATGAACCTTTAGATATTAGTAATTTAAATCAAGAAGAATCTATGGAGTTAATTTCACAAAATGAACGTCAACAAACTTGCACTAATACAACCCATACTCATCTTTTATCTGATGAATTTTATAATAATGTTATTAAAAATAAAAACAAGTATAATTCTGTTATTAAATATGATCGTGATTATCTATTTGACTATTTTGGATTCAAAACATTAGAAAAAAGCTATCTTCTTAAAATTAATAATAAAGTTGTTGAAAGGCCTCAACATCTAATTATGAGGGTGTGTGTTGGTATACACGGTGATGATAGAGATGCTGTTATTGAAAGTTATAACTTAATGTCTCAAAAGTATTTTATTCATGCAACACCAACGTTATATAATGCTGGTACAATTCGTCCACAGTTGTCTTCTTGTTTCCTTATGCAAACAAGTGATAGTGTTGACCATATATACAAAACTATTACTGATTGTGCTAAAATTTCAAAATGGGCTGGCGGGATCGGAGTGAATATAAGCAATATTCGTGCAAAAAATAGTACTATTCATAGTACTAACGGTATTGCTTCTGGTATTATTCCTATGTTACAAGTATTTAATGCTACTGCTCGTTATATTAATCAAGCTGGTAAAAGATTAGGCAGCTTCGCTATGTACATTGAACCTTGGCATGCCGATATCTTTCCATTTCTTGAAATTCGTAAAAACCATGGTAATGAAGATACAAAAGCTCGCGATTTATTCACGGCATTATGGATCCCTGATTTATTTATGAAACGTGTTAATGAAGATAGTAAGTGGTCATTGTTTTGCCCTAATGAAGCACCTGGTTTAACTGAACTGTACGGTGATGAATTTGAAGAATTATATGCTGATTATGAATCAAAAAATCTTTATCGTAAACAAATACCTGCTCGCGATTTATGGTACGCGATTTTATCTTCACATATTGAAACGGGAACCCCTTACATGCTTTATAAAGATGCTGTTAACCGCAAATCTAATCAAAAAAATGTTGGTATTATTAAATTAAGTAACTTATGTACTGAAATTACTCTTTTTACAAGTGATACAGAAACAGCTGTTTGTAATTTAGCAAGTATATCTTTACCACAGTTCGTAGAGTATGATTCCGATAATAAACCGTATTTTAACTATGATAAATTACATGAGGTATCCGGTGTTTTAACTAATAACTTAAATAAAGTTATCGATGTTAATTTTTATCCAATACCTGAAACAAAAACAAGTAATTTTAGACATCGTCCCATTGGAATTGGTGTACAAGGTTTAGCAGATACGTTTATCCTTTTACGTATGGCTTTTGATAGTGATGAAGCAAAAGCTGTTAATAAGCTTATCTTTGAAACGATCTATAACGGTGCTCTTACCAGGTCATGTGAACTATCTAAAAATCGTGAAGCTATTATATTAAAATATAAATCAAAAAACCCCTCATATCTTAAGAAAAAAATCAAAAACATTCTTCCTGATGAAATTAATCGTGATGAATACACTGGTTCTTATTCAACATTTATTGGAAGTCCTATTCATAATGGTCAAT